TAAAGCTCTCTAGATCGAACTTATAGAGTAAGGCGCCAGCCGGGGACCATTCTAGCCAAAAGTCGGTTACTGATTCGGTAACCGATTCAATGTTTAACCAAATAAAATGAGGAATTATGAAGAAGATTAAGAAGATAATCGATGTAGACAAGCTTACTCCAGCACCCCTTGACAACAAGAATGTTATGCTTGACTGGTGGGAAGAGAACATGTTCGATGACGGAAGCTACGCATTCTCAGGTAATACGTATCTAGGATTCATTGCCGGTGTTCCGGTAATGGCCACCGTCAAGAGCAATGTTGTCGAGCTGAAATGCATTCCGCAGCCCTACAGAAGCACGGACAAGCTTGATGATTTTGGAAATGCAGTCATAAAAAACTTGACTGAAGACGAATGTCACCTAACGACCTACATGGTTCCGGCGTACATGCAGTACATAGATGACGAGCGTGAGGGAGACGCAAAGCTATTAATATCGTTCTCCATCTACGAAGACGAAGCGACGATTTCATTCCATTGGAACGTACCGAAAGATTAGCCAAACAGGTCAGCCAATATTGGCTGACTACTCATATCATAACTAAATTTTGTTTAAATGGTTCAAGCCGGTCTGTCGTGAGACACGCCGGTTTTTTTGTTCCCCAAGTTTAACCAATTTTAAATTAGAATTATGAGTAGAAATTACTGGACATTAGGTAAGGAAGGAATGAAGACTCGTCTGTCAAAGGCACAGGCAGCTTATGAGAACGCATTAGAGAACGTCAGCGACTTGCATGTCAAGATCAGCGATGGCAACAACAAGTTGGGAGCAATCCCATCTGTATCGCTTATCCCGGTCATGGATTGCGGTAACTGTGCAATCTGTGCGAAGAGCTGCTACGACCTGCGCAATGACATGATTTACAAGGAGGTCATCAAGACGAGAGCTATCAATTCTGCCATCCTCCACGAGGATCCTGAACGATACTTCAAGGAAATTGATGGTTACCTCAACTACCGCTATCCTAGAGCATTCAGATTCCATATCGGCGGTGACATCCAGGACAAATGGTATCTTGACAAGATGTGCGAGGTTGCCCGCAAGCATAAGGATACCAAGTTCCTGGCGTTCACGAAGATGTTCGATGTGTGTAACGAGTACCTTGATGAAGGAAACGTCATTCCTGAGAACATGCACATCTTATTTAGCGGATGGCTTGGTCTCAAGATGGATAACCGCCACGGATTTCCGGAGGCGCATCCTATCTTCGAGAGCGGAACGTCTGCTCCGGAAGGAACACGTCTATGTACCGGAAACTGCACAGAGTGTCTGAAGGAAGATAGGTTGTGCTGGTCTATCGGGAAAGGACAGGCGGTAGGATTCCTCGCACACTAGCCAAAATCCTCGTCAGGAATGACGGGGTACATTATGTCTAACCAATTAAAATTTTGAATTATGGCAACAGCAAGAAGAGGTACAAGAATGCTCAAAGCTTCTGACATCATGAAGAGAAAGGGCATTGTCCAGAAACAGATGGACATGGACAAGTTCAACGAGGTTGTAGAGAATTTCTTTATGACCCATGAGCCTAAGGAAACGATTCTCCTAACTCCGAAGAGATTCATCGAGATGGATAACCCGCCAGAGGGAGACTTCATTGACTATCTCGATGTCAGCGTTTGGGAGAAGAAGAGTGAGGACCCGGATGACCCGTTCGACTTCATAGACTATCAGTTCATGAAGAAGAACGGTATGCTCCGTCCTATCCTTATGGTGAACGAGCCTTTCATCGGCAATGCTGCCGGGTGGCTGAGAGATTTTTGTGGATTCACTGTGAAGAGCAGAACACGAAAGAAGAAGAAGGAATACATCGTGTCTCTGCCGGTGTAAAGCCGAACAAGGCGTGGAACAATCCGTTTCACGCTCCTAGTATTAACCAATTAAAATTAAAGATATGAATGATTTTTTGAAATTAGCAGAGAATTTAGGATGGAGTTATAATGTTGACGATACACCTAACGAAAGAGGTGAGGTTTGCATCGAGTTAGAGAAGTATTCCCCACAAGACCAAGATTTCATCGCCACAATTTGGTTCGAGAATGGCAATAAGTCTGATTTCATGGATAAGTTGTATCAATATTATAGCGACTTCGATCCTGACGAGGAAGCCAGTAAATGGATTGGCGAGGATGGACATGGTGCTAACGGCGCGCCATACAAATTATCGGATATTTTGCAAGATATGGAGGATTGCAAGGATATGCTACTAGATTTATGGCACGAGTATTTTTACGATGAGTACCCAGAAAATCGTCCAAATGAGACCGACGAAGGGAAGCGACTCGCAGGAGAAATCGAGGAGAAATCCGGAAAGTATTACCACTCGTGCTCTCTACAGAATTATCCGAGCGGTAAGTACGGCGTTATCATTGATGGCTGTCAGAAGTTTCTATCGGACTGCAAGGAAGAGGCATTAGCCTATATGAAAGGCGTGCTTATGGGCCTTGATATCGAAAGAAAAGACTAAGCCAAACAAGCCTGCCGGGAACGGTGGGCATCAAGTTAAACCAAAATATTAAGATTATGAAGAGAAAAGTATTGAAAGACAAGATTGATGAGTTGCGTTCAACAGCAAAGATGGAACTTGCATGCACCATCCGTGAGATAATGAGAGAGCACAATGTGAGCAGAAAGGTGTTCGATTGGCCTGTACTTGCCGGCGACAACAGGGAGGTGAACATCGTAGAAGTAGGCGACAGCGATACAGCTATCCCTATCATTCATAGCCGATGCACTTCTGTAGGGTTTGAGTTTCCGGAAGCAAAAACTATCGATGACGATATACCAGTTGACCTTCTTGCAGACATCGCTACTAGTCTGAACGACGAGCTGAACGGCTATATTGGTGTCTATGCTGCAAAGTATAAGATTGCCTACAATGATGGAATTTTCATTTCTAAGGAGAATCCGTACGTATTCCGAGCAAAATCATATAAAGATGCATTGGATGAGGCGGAAGACTACATGCGTGTGTGGAATGACCATAATGGTTCTACCCTAAGACTCGTATCAGTCGAGAAGCAGACTGCTTCGGAAGGTTAAATTAGCGTTAAAAACGGCAAAGACGATGGTTTATATTATAAACTTTTCGTATCTTTGCCACTAGTAACCAAAATTATAGAATTATGACAGAAGAAATAAGAATCAAGACAAGAGATTGGGAGAGACTTCTTAGCTACACACAGCAGCAGAAGTACAAGACTGCCATCAAGCAGGGTTGGTTCGCCAATTATCACAGCAACGCCTGGAGGCATGACACGTTCTATGGCGCATACATCTGGAAATACCCGAAGCTTATTAAGGTTGTAAGGATGTTCGAAGAGATGCTTGGACATAAGCCATTATGGGAAGACATCACCGACGACAATCTGCGCGACCTCTTCGAGAAGATCCAGGAGAACTACGCTCCTAACTCGGCAAGAACCGTATGTGCAACCATCAAGGCTGTGATACGTGAGAACGATGCTACCAGGGAAATTCCTAGTCCTACGTTCGGCAGAATACTTAGAGCGAAGGCTGTACCGGTCCAGTCTGTATATCTCTCTGATGAGGAGATAAACAGAATCATAAAGTACAACCCTCACGGGAAAACAAAAAGATATGTTCAGAGAATGTTTATCATGGAATGTCTCTGTGGCGCACGTTACAGCGACTGCCAGAGAATGACGGAAGAGAACATAGATGATACCGGACACTTCCTCGTCTATGTTACTCAGAAAACAAAGACCGAGGTAAGGGTTCCACTTCACAAGAAGCTCCGTAAGTTCCTCGTATGCGGTACTGGTGACGAGCCTCTTCCGGGTGAGATAGGTGAAAGGACGTTCAATAGAGCACTCCGCGAAATCTGTCGTGACTGCGGAATAGATACGAATACAAAAGTGTTCAAAGCTGGAAAGGAAGAGACTGGAAAGAAGTATCGGTTCGTCTCATCCCATACCGGCAGACGCTCGTTCGCAACGAATCTCTCAAAGAAGGGAGTGCCTCTTGAGCAGATTGCCGTCATGATGGGACATACCAGTAACGGTATGCCTAATATACAGATGACACAGCGCTACATTGTCGGTAAGACCGAGATTGACAGCAATACACTGAGATTGTTCGGCGTCTATGAAGAAGACCTCGATAATGGTCTAGATGAGGATTAAGCTAAAACTGGAGGTGGTTAGCTGCCATCTCCTGCCATTGTTTAACCAATTAAAATAATGAATATGGTAGAAGATTATACAGTAGAAGAGTTGAATAAACTCATCAATGAGTGCCGGAAGAAGTACGAAAAGCTAGAAAAGGAGACCGTTATGAAGGCTCTGACTGGCGAGATTGGTACGAACTCCGCAATGGTGGAAGAGTTGGAGTCACTGAACTTCCAATACCACGAGGAGATGGACGAGTACGATATCACTGCACCTGACCTGAATCCAGATCTTATCGAGAACTTCAAGATGACAGAGCGTGATGGCAAGAACGTCATCTTCGAGGCACAGGAATATCTTAAGATTCTGGGAATGTGCGAAGAGATGTTCAACCAGAAGATGTGGGTCAACGAAGATGGCCACATATGCGATGAAGAAGGTAATAGACTTTCCGCCGACAGAGAACATCGTGTTTTCGAAGTTGTTAAGTGCGGGAAATAAGATATTTCTAGTTTTTCATAGCTAGATTGTTTAAATGATTGTCCTCTCTTGCCCGTGAGGGTAGGAGGGGATTTTTAAAACGGCCCCGATTAGCCAAAAATAGGGAGCTTCGGCTCCTGCAATTAATAACCAAGCCCTACGCATCACGGTTAAGTCAATACAAATAGCCGCTTATCACTTAACAGATAGGCGGCTATTTTATTAAGATAACCACCGAAAAAGCAACGAAAATCACTCTTTTTTCTTAAACTACGTTAATTGTAAATATTCTGTACTTTAATGAATATTACAATCAGCGATTTTTACTTCGCTTGAAACATTTAGCTATACCAGTATCTTTAAAATGTTTGTCCACACTTTTTACTTTAATAAGTCCGGTTTATGGCATAAACGAAACTATTGCACGGAATAGAAAATCGTAGTATCTTTGCAGTGCTTGTTAGAAGTCACGCGCTAGCAAATAAATAAGTTTTATCTAGAAGTTGATTAGTTCAACTACAATGATATACCCTATCCAAAGTTTGGAGCGTGACCCAGACGGCGGATAGGGTTTTTTCTTTACCCTATCTCAAAGTTTCAAGCAAATACATACGAGGTTTAATCCGTGCAGTCCTCTTCGGAGTCATCGACCGATATATAAAACTGCTCTGTCAGGTAAGTTACATTATGGTTGTGTAAATCCCGCAACGTGTCACCTCACGACGGGTGCCCATATCAGAAATGAGAAAGCCGACCATAACGAACAAAGCTCTGTGGGTATCAGAAGACTTATGCTGGCTTTACAAGGAGTACGAACTACTATGGTATATTATATATATTGTAGTTGATGAAAAATAAGGTTTGACTCGCTTGGCTATCCCATTTATTCTTATGGGTATAGAGGTGTTGTATATGTAAATGAAGAAAAACGTTAAACATTAGTTCTATGGCAAGAATAACAAGAAACAAAGCTGCCGAGATACTGGGAGTATCAAGACAGACTATCAGCAACTAC